GGTCTGTTAATGCTTGTTGTCTGAATGATTGTTCAGCACCAGCAGCTTGTGTACTATTCAATAATCCTCTGTTAGCAAAAGCTTGCTGTATTTGTGGTAGCCCACTCTGTACAGCACCAGTTGTATTATTCTGGATACTACCCATCGCCTGTCTAAGCATCTCATTCGAATATGGATCAACAGGCATTGCTAGTGAGGCTTGTCCGATTAATTCATCCCATGCTTTCTGGTCCAGTGTCATCTGTGTTTGTGCTTGATTAATCAGTGGACCATAGGAACCTTGAAATTGATTAGCTAACTGATTACTCTTTGTTAACTGATTACCGAATAATTGAGATAACTGATCTGTTAATGCTCCAAGATTTTGTTGTGCAGTACCTACTAAACCTTGATTATACCCTAAGGTATTCTCGATACCACTATAAGCACCCGCAACAAAGGGCCGATACTGAGGATCATACGCATTAATTTGTGGATTAAAACTACCTAATGGTCCTACTGTACCATAGGGCGATGCTCCTGGTGGCATTGGATACGTAGGTGCATTCTCTGCTTGTTTATTCGGATTAGAGTAGCTAGATGGCGATGGCCCAGGCCTCTGTCCGAATAAATTCTGACTAAGACTGTGCCCAAAATTAAATGCTGGTGATCGTGATCCGTATTGAAATGGAGGCATTCTATTTCCTTTACCGTAGTAAACGGTCTTTCAATGCTAAACCTGCACCTAAAAGATAATGAAGTACACACCATCCACTACCTTGTGTACTCTGAGTTCCACCTGATTGATGAGTAATGCCTTTGTAGATTTCAGTATCTCGCGTTAGGATATTAAAGTACACTGTAGTATTCCGAACATCCAAGTTATGTGGACCAACCACATGCACTGGAACAGAACCCACAGCAACGTGATTATCTTTTATTCCTACATTTAATTCTGGTAGTGTACCATTAAATTTTTCAATTATATTTATTTGATCCGACCATAGCATTGCATCTTTAGGTAGTATAAATATTGGTTTAGTAACAAAGTCATTGAAATCAAAATAAAATAAAAAGAACTGGTACGGATTTATGTACTCTAACTCATCTAAGTTAGCTCTATCCTTTCCTCTACTGCGACCAGGATAGGGTATCGCCATTAACCACCGAGAATATAATCAATAGTAGTGGATACACCGTCATTCTTGGTAGTTACTGTAACCGAAGTAATCGAAGTAGTAGCAGGATCATCACTATTCTGATGAAGGTAATTAACAGATGGCTTCGGATTAGTGACTGAATTCAATGTAACTAACACTGATTTATCTAAACCAGTTGCTGTACTCCGGCTACGGACCCACACAAAGCGAATGTTAGAAAAGCCCGTTACGTCTAGTACTGCTGCTGTATTTGGTGCAATCTCTCGTGTATTAGCTTTCAATACATTAAAGTTACCCGAATTCATTGCTAACGTATACGATGCTAATAATAAATTATTAGCATCAATTACTGAGATTGATCCATTAACTGTTGCTGAATTTGCCATATATCACGCCGTAAAAATATAGTCCACATTCATATCCGTTGTTGCTTCTGGAATAACAGAGACAGTAGTAATAGTCTGGCCGCTACCTTTACTACATGCATAGATAAATTCTGATCCAGCCTGGAAGGTAACACCATTAATTCTAGGCGTGATAATGGCATCAGCATTATTAAGGTCACGTGCTCGAAGCCAAATAAACTTACAACCTTTACCAGTAGTGATACCACCCATGTCTAAAGCATTAGCAATAGGTACAGCACTAGATGCTAAGAATACTCTACCTTTAGTCTCATGAGTAATTGAGCCAGAAGTTAAATTTACTGCTTGTTGAGTACCTCCAACTCCGGCCTCAGAGACAACTATCTTACCATCAAGTTCAGTTGTCATTGCCATTAGCGTCTACCTCGTGGATATACATCCAATAACATTCCATTTATTTTGAATGGTCTGCGAATAACTGGTTGAACCACAATACGTTGTGGGTTACTTGCTCTATTAGGTCGAATACGAATACTACATTGTTTAAGCATTCTCTCTAGAGCAACTGTACCAGTGATAGACATGATCATAGTTATTGAACTAGTTTCTAAGTTCTCTGAGATAACCTGTAAAGGTCTGCTATTACTATCCATATTATAGTCAGCAGGACTAAGAAAATAGGAGGATTCTAACTTTATTAGTTTCCAGTATTTCTCTCTGAGTACATCATTCAAATCGAAAACGGTTGTCTCTATTAACCAGTCATAGCCCACAAAATTAATATGGATATCGTCTGATCGTGGATCAATGACGTACATATCACAATTCAGACCGTCATCTTTTAATTGTATCTGATAAGTAAGGCCATCCAAACCAAGCATAGACTGGAAAAAATGTCTATAGTCTTGTCTATCCTGATTCGTAGTATCTATAAAACGACTAGGATTATACTTAGTCCAGACACCAACGCCATCTTCCTGTATCTCATTATAATGATAAATGAAAACATGAGTCTTTAAATTAGTATTTGTTTTTTCACCACAAACCACATAGAGAACTTCTATTTGTGGATCGTGATAAAAGGTCATAGTACTAAAAGTTTCACTATCTAAGTTCTCTAAGTCCTCTTCGATATCTCTTGATACTAATAATGGATCAGTTTGTCCATCAAATCTATAGATACCAATCTTGTTCTTGCAACCAAAATAGAGTTTACCTTCAATGACTATTTGTGCTCTACCATTGTGAAGGTTAACACTACCTAAATCTTCAAAGAGTATTGTTGGTCCAATGGTAGTTGCGTCATCTGATAATACATGAGTTTCACTTTCCTTGAATATAACTAGTTGTCTTTGAAACTCAATAACTCCAGTGAAACCTTCCTCTTTCTTTCCTACGAGTAATGCACCTTCAATGTAATTAGCTTCACGGCCATCAGCTAGAACTAATTGACTATATTGAAGTTGTGCTGGTGACCAGAACTGTGTTGACTTACCAAATTTAACATTACACCAGTATACTCTATTCTTAAATAAGATAGCATGTGCGGATGCGTTTGGTGTAAGTCGCTTATCAAACTCAGCAACAATATTTGTGTCTTGAGTTAGTGGTGTTGATAATGTAATATCAACATAAACCCAACCATTGATATCAGTTACTGGTGCAGTTACCTTAGTACGATTGGTTATATCTATTTCTTCAACCTGATAGTAGAATGCCTGATCGACTGTACGAACATACAGAACAATATAACCAACGCCAGGCTCAAAGTTTGTATAGCCAAAAGGTAAATACAAACGATAGACAATCGTATTATTACCTCCACCAAATGTATGAGTATCATCTGCTAAGTCACGTGTTACATTACTTTCTACTCTGTCACCTTCTGAAATAACATCGTACTGAACACCACTAAAAATACCAATCAATTTATGCTTGAAACTAAAAGCAAAACTATACGTACCAGCAGCGATTGATCCACCGCCACTAGTGCCAGAACTTTCTATATATTCTGGTCTATGTAATCCTGCAAAAAAGATATTCTCTTGTGGTATAGAATCCTGAGATAATACTCTCAGTTTTGCCATTCGTGGATACGATTGATAGGACTCATTACTAGATGGTAGTGGTGATGTTTCAGGTAATGCTGAGATATTAAGTATATAAACAAAATTACCAAACTGTACTATATTAGCATGTATTGGTTCATACGGAGAAGATTGTAATTGTCCAAAAGTAAAACCAGCCTGTCCTCTAAAGATAGTACGGATATCAGATGAACCATACGTAAAACCAACAACTACTTGATCTGGCTGTAATACAAGAAAGTCTCCTTGGCCAGTTATAAAATTTCTAACATAACGTAATACATAAACAAAGTTTTCTAAATTAACTAATTGAATCTTATATAAGAAAGATGACCCGACAATATTCTTAGGATAAGGTAGATTACGAAGATAACCTTTATGTACAATTAAATTTTCACAACGAGCTAGTTTCGCAGGATCACGCATTAGTGATTCGCGTTGCGAACTATAACCCTTGAATCTATTTACTTTAATAATCGACATCAGCGACTGAATGCCCCACAGCTAAGTGTGGTTTTAACTGACTCATCATAGCCATAAATTGTTGATCGAAGATATTTTGCCAGTAATTAACAGCCTGTTCGTCTTTACCTAAAGCTAAGAGTGTGGCCCATGTAATAACAATATCCTGGTACTCAGCAGGTATATCATTGATTTCAGTGTTATCATTCGCGGTTGAAGAAAACTGACTAACAGGTGGAGCACTTGTCACTGTTACTGTAAATGTAGATAGGGGTAAAGTGAACCAACCAAGTGATTGATTCTTCTTGTATACGCAAGGTGTTAAAGAAGATATTGCATTTATTTCATCACGTAATGGTATGATACAACCATCACTATCACGAACAACAAAGATTCTCTGCACACTACTAGTGAATGCAGCCTCTTGTGTATTAACAGAGAAGATTACATCCTGATCTTCTTTAACAAAAGACTCACCATCAGCAAGTATTTTATTATAGCAATGCCTGTATGCAGCATTAATTAGAATACGGCATCTCTCAGTATTAAAGATATCCCCATTAGGATCACTGAGATTAAGCTGTAAGAGCGTTCTTAATTCACCTAAATTCATCGTACTCTTACCTTTGCTTGCATACGTATAATTCCAAATGTTATTAACATAACTGTTGGCATTGCTACTGGATCAATAATATCTGGAAGTACACCATCATAAGTATACCCAGTTGTTTGTAAACCAGTTGTTGCTGATGCTGGATTATTGGTATCATAAGGTAATAAATAACCTTGGGGTACCGATGGTATACGTATTATTGTAGCACCTGCCGCAGCTAATTCTTGACCATACGATATCCAATACCATCCAGTATCAAGATCAGCAGTAATAGCAACAGATTTATAGCCAGTTGCCCCCTGTAAAGAAATTACTTTATCTCTAGGAGTGACTATCTTTAACGGAAGATAATTACTACTTTGATTTACTGCATACATCCCTACAACGATTGATTGCGGATTAACAGCAGCAACTGTTGTACGACAGCCAATTTCTATTAGCTGACAAGGCGACGCAATATACAACGGTAAATGATTTATATAATTACCACCACCAGATAGTGATGTAGTAGCTGAGCTATTACCATAAGGTACAATCCAATGATTGTCTATTGGTGGCATAACCGGATAAACTGGCAGAATAGTTTGCATTAAAAAATAAATGGTGTTCCACTAGGCTGCCAACCACGCCCTACCCATACACCAAGTAATGATCCAGTTGTAGTCGTAGCACTAGCCGTAAATAGCTTTAGATACTTAGCTCCTGGATTAGGGATTGTCCAAATATAATTTCCAGTTGCATCCATACGAAAAACAGTTTTAGCTAGTGTATAAATTTTACTTTGTGCAGCAACAGCAGCCCCAACCAATGATGCTAAGTAATGATCCACACCACTACCACCATTATCCGTAAACTTAGGGATGATGTCAGCAGTTACTAATGATCCAAGCGTAAATCTACAAGCGATAGTAATCGCAGCTACAAAAGATACATCTAGTATACCTGCTACTAACTCATTATCTACTGTAGGAGTTAACTGTGTTTCTGCGTTAGGGACCACTCCCCCAGTAGTATGATTACGAAATTCAATCCATTTATCACTAAGTTCACCTAGGCCCGAATTTTGAATTGCTCCGCCAGAATAACTGTCTGGTTTCAGACCAGTCTGTGGCTTAAATAAATTCATTCTTTTTTACCGCCATTATTTTTTTTCCTGTTTTCTTATTGTAACCAACAGTGACAGGAACAGCAATCTGATCCGTACAAGCCCCTAATCGTCTAGTATACCACTGAGCATTATTAATAATAGCTTCACGGATAGTTGCTTGTCTATACAAACGTAGATCAGTATTCTTTTTTATGAGATTAAACCATTTCTTAAGCATCTCTTTAGTATCTAAATAACCACTAGGATTAGTATCCTTCTTCTTGAGATAGTTAATTAAATCCAACGTGATAGCATGAGGATAACTTAATTGCCAATGAACCACATCATCAGCAGGCACACCACCACGAGACTTAATCCTGTATACTTCCCACTGATTATCATCTAAATTCCAAAGCAGTAATAGTGTTTTATCGAATTCTGCTAGTGCAGTTCGTACCTCGTCAGGATAATTACTAGTGATTAACCTGAATTCATTACGTTGCCCATACTTAAATTCAGTTATAATCATATTAGCAATGCCTCTTGTTGCATACCCATACCAACTGTGTATATAGGAGTATAACTAAGTTCTAAACCTAATAAAACAATTACACCAGTTGTACCTGATTGATCTGTAGGACTAATAGAAAATTGTAAGCTAGCACCATTTTCAATATCATCTCTATTAAGCAATCTACCATTATTACTTAAACGTAACCTAAAGTTATTATATGTAGACCACATATTAATATCTGTTGATAAATTACCACTATGAGCACTGGTCATTGTTTTCAAATTACCAGCAATTTCTAATCCAGCTATTGAAAGATAACTTCCACTTTTTATAATAGGGGCTTGATATATACTCCAAAGTAAAGTACCAGCAGTGGTACCTTCCATTGACCAATTAACTCTTAAGCTAATATTAAATTGTGGGTCAATATTATAGGGTAAAGGAATTCGTCCATAGAATTTTTTACCAGCATCTTTGAATTGTAAATTCCATACAGAAGCTACAAGTGAACTCATACGAACGGACGGTGATGTAATTGTATCGCCACCAGACAATACTGAAGACTGTAATAAAGCACCATTAGCAAAGATTGCCGCACCTGCCTCATTAAAAGGTGCAGTTACTAATCCATTAAGTTCATACCATTGGTGGTATTTACGTTTACGTCGCCATTGAATTTCACTATCGCATATCATACTTCAGAGGTCCTTAGTAAATTGACCTCACACTGATCACCACTGCAACGTCTAGGTACATAATCAAATTCAACACCACGTAATAAAGGATTAGCAATGGCCCCATCAGGAACTAAACCGATTTGAATTACTAAAAAAGTGCCCTCTAACAAGTCTATACTTGGTATAAATCCCTTTATTTCTAAACGTGGAGTCCAAAGATTCTCATAAGCTGCACCACTTGCAAAACTCTTAGAAAGATTACCGCTAAAAAGAGTAACCTCACTACCAGTAATAATAATATTTACCGGGATATACTGAACAGTAGCTGTCCATACAACTCCTTGAGTAGTAGCAGCATTTTGTACCCAAGAAAAAGATAACCCAACAGATTGAGAGTAATCAATATCGTAAATTGGTCCTAATCTAAATATATTACTACCAAGAAATTCTAAGCCAGTTGCAAAAGAACGTGTAGCTTGTAAATTACGAAGATAAACATTAGGTACAAATGGGTCAGAATAATCCGATCCCATAAGTAATTCACCACGATTATATGCTTCAGCACCACCTTCATTAATAGTAATACCAGGACCAAGACCATGAAGTGTTAAATAATTCCAGTATCTATGCTTACGTATCCAACCAAAATTACGGTCATTCATTTTAATTCCTCCCCAATGTTGTTACCGGACAATCAATATTCGAACCTTGTCCTACACATCGTTGAGGAACATAATCTAATTCAAGACCTTGGAAATACTGCCCGAGAGTACCAGTAACAACTAATTGAATCATTAATTGTGCTCGATTCTCAACATCAGCACGATTAATAAAAGGACGAGGATCAAATGTTAATCGATTCGTCCATGAATTATCCATATTATTTAATACATTATCTTGAGCAGTAAAATTCAATCGTCTTGCTGCACTTGGTGTATCAGTACCAACAACAACATTTCGTTTTACAAAAGTATAATTAAATTGATAAGTAATCGTAGCAGGAAAATTTGGAAGTATATGATTGATTCTTACACCAATAGGAAAATTAGGGTTAAGATCATACGGTACTGGAATACTACCATCTAAAAATCTAGATACCGACCCATTCAATACTAAATTAAATGCTAAACCTTCTCCTTCAGCACCAGCACTAACCGCAGTAATATAACTAGTAGGGTCTTCAATTGTACCACCATCAATATCAGGGCGAATTGTCTGCATCAATTCACCCTGATCAAAGTTAGCAGTACCAGCTTCATTTATTTCAGCAATAATGAAAGCATGGAGATCAAACCAATTAAGATACAACCGTTTCCTAATCCATGCCACATTATAATCTGTTATCATAAACCACTTGCTGAAAGAGGGTTGTCAACCTCATTACCACTACCAACGCAAGCACAGACAGCATAGTCTAATTCAATACCTAAGAAATTCACACCAGCAACAGAAGCATCAACAACATCCGCTTCTAATACAATACTTAAATTAACACCATCTTCAATATCACCACGAGTAACACCCAAATTATTTTTGATACCACGAGGAGACCATTCATTACCATTAGCAATTGTAACTAATGATTCAGCAATCACTGTATTGAGAGCAGTTGTAGCAGCCGCAAAGACTGCACCCTTTTTAATAGCATCAGCAAGAAGTAACCAAGTTACACCACGACCAGCAGCAGCAGCACCAGTATTAGACCAATTTACACGAAAACCTACAGGGTACCCTGGATCAAGGTCTGTAGGTAATTTCATAATACCTTGGAGTAACTTACCAGCAGCCGTAAAAGTAATACCAACTAATCCTAATGTACTAATCTCTAGCATAGCTAAAGAAGTATCAACAGGATTCGCTAGAATTTGACCTTCTGTAAGTGAACCAGTTTCAGCACGAGTAATTAATGAACGTAAATCGTAGTATGTATAATACTCTCGTTTACGTACCCAACCAACATTTCTATCAGAAATCATTGAAACCTCCTTTAGATAGTGGCTTCAATGTTCGCAGCAGTCGTCAGATCATCTAACCGGACGGCAGTGCTGCAACGCTTAGCACCTAACTGAATATCCTTGTAAAGAGTGAATTCGTAAGCATCCTTGTTAGCAACACGGAAGAGAACAGCACCATCCTCATCCATGAATTCATACCCACTCTGAGAAAGAATGAGTACGTCCTTCATATTAAGGAACCACATGATATCACGAGGAGCATCACGATCGTAAAATACCTTAGAACCATTGTACTTCAGGAATTCCCAACCACCCTCAAGAGTATCCTGGTAATCACTATATCGACGATCGCCGATATGCAGCAGACCAAGAGTCATCCACAAGCCGGGATTAGTAAAGATTTCAATCGACTTACTATCCGCACCACCAACCGTGATAGCAGTAAGCCAAGCGTGTTGCAGTACAGTATTAGTCAATGCACGATTAGTGCCAGGAGTTACTGGATTACGTAACCACTGAGCACGCCACGAAGCATTAGCCGCAGCCGTACGGTCAATATTCCCGAACTGAAGATTGGCGTGAACAAACTCACCAGCGGCGGCTACTGTAGTTTCTTCAGCACCAACGTTTCCAGTACCCGCGTATGCTGGGATACCAAACATTTCAGTAGCACGAGAAACATCAGCAGCGGTTAATGACGCAGCCCCCGCACCAAAATAAAGTGCGTCAGCAGCAGTCGTAACTGTACGACCAGTAGCCGCAGTTAATACAATTTGATGAACACCCGCAGCAGAATCACGAGTAATCGCTGCTACTGTCGTACCAGTAGCAGGTGCCCAACCAGTACCAGCAGCGATATCAGCAAAGTGAACACGATCTCCCACCTTAACATTAAAGTGAGAGGTCGCATCCATACTGAAAGTAACACCAGACGCAGACGTAGTTAACAACGTAGCAGCACGACCATGACCATAGGACCAAATCTGACGATTCAAATCCTCAGGCACAGTCTCCATAATACCCTGCATCTCAACGTCTAATGCCTGTGCAAACGCACCAGCACTAGTCTTTGATGCACGCATAACCGGACCAGAAATCTGTCCACGAGCATAATGCAGTGTCATCTTAAATGTAGCTGCATTATAGGTCTGACGACCAGCATCCGGTAAAGACGGACCAACACCAGCAGTATCCGCTCGCGAACCAACACCAGGATTACGCCCAGTAATTAATGGCACATAAGCATACTCACCATTAACATACTCAGACGATTTCTGTGCTCTATCTAAGAACACATGAGCCTTGACCACTTGTTGATTAAGTGGGCCAAGATAGAATTCCTTCATTGCACTTACAAATTCGGGTGAAGCTAAACCTGCCACTTACATTACTCCGTTGAAAGACGAGCAACCAACTCGGCTAATGCACGTCGTGAGACACCTGTATTTACATCTTCAGGAGTATATTTTTTAGAGTTATCAATAGAAGGAGTCCCACCAGAACCACGAATAGAAGGAATCATTGAATGTTGTACTTTGTTATTGATAGCGATTTTCTTTACTTCTTCTTCCACTTTCGCTGCTGACTGCGATGCGATAACCTCTTCAAAAAGTTTAACAGTATCATTATAAACTTTTTCGAGATTAAGTCTAGGATTAAGATTCAATTGTGCTAACGATAACGCACCAGCCATGTCAGCGAATTTAGTATTAGTCTTTGTTAATTCTTTACTGTCAGCTAATTTAGCGAGTGTATTTAATACCTGATTATGTTGTTCTCTTTGTACGTTACCTTGTTCAAGAGACTCAATCTTCTGTTGTAACTGAACTATTCTATCCTCAGTTGTAAGTTCAACTGGCTCTGTATTATTGTTATTCTGAGGTTTATTTCTATTATTCTGTTCCTCTTGGAACTTCGTGTAACCATACTGTGCAACACCGTAAAACTCTTCTGGTCGAAGGTTAACTACTTCGCCAGACATAGTTCGTAATTCAATAAACTCTGGTGCAGGATTAGCCGCCGGTTGGGGCGGAGCCTGCGGTGGCGTTTCCGGGGCCGGGGGTGGGGCCGCCGGTGGCGTTTGAGTTACCGGGTCCATTAACAGCTCCTATTAATTGTTGAGCGAACAGTTGAGGCATAACAGCTTCATAAGACTGCTGCTTCACATGATCTTGCCAGTGTTGAATAACTAGTTGTTTAATTTCTGGGGGATGTTGATCCCAACGATTACTACTAATATATTTCTTTACTGTTAATATATGAACGTCATGATTCTCTGCTGGTGCTACAGGCACAGGCTGTTGTGTAGAGATAATAGTTTGTATTTCTCTCCACTGTCGTGCTCTGTCACTGGCATTCTTATCATATACTGACATAATGTCAGCAGCACCAAGAATACCTAACAACTGTTCACGATCATTAATCGGATGGAGCAAACCACTCTCAACTAATGTTTGTGCTAACTGATTCCTTCCCGAACGAGACATAATCTGGCGACCATAAGTCTTAACTCTGACTTTGAAATAGTCACCATCATTAGTACCCTTAAGCATTGTGCCAGTAAACTTAAGAGTCTCTAGCTCGTTAAATTCACCCGTGATTTGCAGGACTCTTTCTTCCGTTGAGAATTGACAGATCGTTTGAAGAATGAGCCGTCCGGTATAAGATAAACGGTCATCGAACCAAAGGAGTACAGGGCCGAAGATAGAGTCGTCTGCTTCTTGCAAAGCCAAGACAGCTTTGCCAGAGCGTAGTCCAGGTTCGCCTTTTCCTTCACTACTATCATGGCTACTCGCTGTGTTTTGTATATCTGCTAATACACGGTCCAGCATCCGTTCTACGTAGGCTGGAATTGGTTTGAGATCACCTTGTTCTGGCTTGTATGGAAAATTATAAGTGATAATTTCGCCAGGACGATTACTAATATTCGCAGAATTACCACCAGCTTGTGAGGGTACAAGCCAGGGTATCTTACTCATTAGGTTAATTTGCTCAACAATACCCGACTTGATACGATTATATTCAGCTTGACTAGGCCTGATCTGTTCAGTGACACATGTACCCCAGAAGTTTCCTGGGTCGTAAATTTCGGTGAAGTGTACATAGGGAAGCTGACCATGCTGAAAGGGTAGGTCACCACAATAGAGTTGTTCTGTATTCCCAAAGATTGCATGGATACCCTTGGGAAATAAGCCAGTGTGCTTTACATACAATTCATGTATTAATACACCTTTCCTAGGACCACGTTTCTCGCCGTGGTTATACACTGAAGGAAAGAGTGTGATCTCCGATTCTTCTTTCTCAACTAACTTATCCCACTTTCTACCAAATTTCTCTACAATCCAATCCTTAGATCGGATCGAAGATTCAATAATATAGTCTGTGTCTTGCAACACAGCTGCATTGTCATCAGTTGTAATATTGAATGGTGATACAACCTCAGTAAAAACATCACCTTCTTTAACTTTAACTTTCTTCGGAATTTCACGGAGACCCATTACCTCCATTAATTGTTGCATTACACCAGATTCAATTAACTGTGAATCATAATCTATATCTTTGCCTAGTGTAGAATCCCAACCTACCTTGAAGAATGCATTACCGCAAATCGACTGCCACGATAGTAGGCGGACCAGTTTCAGGGATATATCCATTGTATCCCAGTAGTGGCGAAGTAATCTCGTCGAAGTTTGCGAAATAGCAATATCTTGTTCATCTGGAGTAGCAGGTATTACATCCCATACTGGATGAATGTAAGTCAGTTTTGCCAGTGTCTTCCGCATAATCGGAAGCATTATATTCGCTATTAATCGTGGTCTCCATGATTCTTTTGTAGGTCGTATGTATTGTCGTCTAGTTTTATCAAAATCTACATTTTGATAACCACGCGTCCAAGCTAGATTAAGCATCCACGATCTATAGAGTTCGACCCTTCCCTCACGATTCTCTTTGAATCGAGTGAGTACGAAATCCTTTATAGACTCTTTCTTATTTTTCTTTATCTCATATAAATGCATTAAGGGAGTCCACCGGAAATCGAATCGATATACTCTTCTGGCGTCATCTCTGGCTCAATATGAGGTTGTTGCGTGTATTCAGTTGCTTGATACGACGCTGGTATTTGTGAATTCAATTGATTAATTAATGATACGGATAGACCACTATACGTATGTGCGAATTGAGTGATAGTCTCCATATGCTTGTCCACTTTATCTAGTGTTGCACCAGTAATTTGAACAATAGACTTATCTAACTTTCTATAGGGGTACATACCTAAGAAGTAACCAAGAGCAAGAGTTAAGAATGGTAGTATAGTAATAAAAATATCCATACTACTCAGTGTACCTTCCGATTGTGATAGCAATGACATTCTGCTGACCAACACCACCCATCACAGGTACTCGTAAAGTATTCCAAAGATTCTTAGCAATATCACTAGCAGTAGCCCACATACTGGGAGTAACATCTAGGATCGTAGCCATTCGTCGTTTATCAGGTGTAAGAGGGAAGAACTCAGATGCTGTAGGTGGCATATTACTCATAGAGATAAGTTCCCCAGCATTCTGTATACCCTCAAATACGTGCGGACCATACAGATCGCCGATACCCGTACAAATTAATGCAGGATACGACTTCTCAAATGGTTCACCAGTAAATGGATTGTATCCTGGCCAACGTAAATGCCAAATAATTTCGTTACCATCTTGTATGTACGTAGGACCATACCGTGGATGCCTGAACTGTGGACCAGGATACTCTTGTGAAGTTTGTACCTTGGGTGTGTATGCAGCAACAGGCCCAGAAAAACGGTAAGAGATTGTATTCGCCCAATCAATAGCTGGTATCTCTGCTGGTATCATAAAAGATTCTCCGCTAGTTTGTTAGAGATAATCTGAATTCTGTCAGGCACATTTTCTAGTATAGAAGGAATACCCCCCATATCTCAGATACAACTAATTGTTCTTTCTTAGCTTGTGTGCCAATTCTCTCTGGTGCATTCCCTCCAGTTAAACGATTAACTAATCCTTCTAGTTCAGATAAAATTTTATCTAATTGACTAGCAGAACTTAAAATTCTCTCACAACGTGATACTGTTGCAGAAGGGGCTGTACTAGGGTACTGAGGTCCACTATTTAGCATCTAGTTTTCTCCGCTAGTCACTAGCTTTAGTTTGCCTTCGGTTATTAGTTTATTACGATTGTAATCATTTTTTTTGTATATATCACAATTGATTTCACCAACATGACCAATAACGCAACCAAGATGGATAAAAAGTTTGAAACCCAATGCTACAGCTTTACGAGAGAAATTAATATCTTCACCCAAGAAACGACTGCCAATATGTGATGTCTGGCCGAAGAATATAGCGTCGATAATAGTTTGTTCAGGATTGTTTGCGTAATCCTTAATTGATTCCTCAACAAAACTTTTTATTTCCTCACTTATACCCTCTCTAGGAAATCTGTCACAAGTAAACCAGATTGGGCCTTCACTTGTTAATTCTCTCATCTTATCAAAGACTTTTCGTTTGATTAGTGTGAATGCTGTGCCAACAATCTCTGTTGATAGCACTCTACCATTCTCGAAATTGTCTTTGAAGTTATCAGCGTCCTCTTCCGTGAATGCAGAAATAGTACCATAGGGTGGTTTACGTTCATTAAACAACCCTGAGATAATATCCTTATCTGCATCGATGAGTTTCTGAATATGTTCGTGATTAAAGTTACACATATCTGCATCGACTAGTAAGATATGTGTAAAATCAGGCTCAGCCTCATAGATATATTGAACTATCTTATTTCTAGCGTGTGGGAGCAGTGTTCCTTGTATAATAAGAAAACCATCAAATAGTTCAGGTTTCTGTGCAAATGTATTCAGCAATGAAAATACAGTTGCATGATGCACCTGCTCAATACAAGTCATACCTAAAATCAGTTTCATTGCTTAACTATAATACCTTTCCAGTGTTCGCCAGCAGCATGATAGTGTCCTTTATAGTTTCTTCTATATTTATTAGCTTGTATACGCTGTAGTGCATGAGTCTCACAAATCACAAATGGTACATCATTAAGGTACATATCATATAATGCAGGACTAGTACAGTTATTTATCTCACACAGTCTGCTTTCTTTTAATTTGTCCGACATCAGTACCCTCAGCTGTATATGAATAGCTAGTGCTTCCTCTATGAAAGAAAGTCACAGAATACGTACCATCAGAGTGCTCTGCTTCAATTATAGCAGGAAGAAATACGTTTAGTGTGTGGTGGTATAAAACCATAT